AGATCACGTAGAGAGAGCTATGTACTTAGAGGGTATGATAGATAAGCGTGACGTACTAGAACCTGACAGGAAGAGAGACTACGCTGATGACCCATCGTGATTACAGTATGAATGGTGAAGGTAAGTATGACAAGNCNCCTAAGCGTATGGCAGCTAATCGTTCCCGCAAGAGAGCTAGGCACTTGTTAGAGAAGCAAGGTAAGGTGAAGAGGTTTGACGGTAAGGATGTAGACCACAAGGATGGTAACCCTCGTAATAACTCTAAGTCTAACTTACGTGTTCAGAAAGCTAGTACTAATAGAAGTATACCTCGTAATAGCAAAGCAGGAAAGCGATAGCAGCTATGGAGAACCTTAAGTTACCAGTAGCACTTGTAGCCGCTATGGGTGTACAGCTTGCGGGTGGTGTCTGGTGGGTATCACAACAAGCTTCTACTATAGCAAGCTTAGAAGAGACTGTATCTCAGTTAGGTAGTCGTATGGCTATTGAGGATAACGTTAATCTTAAGCGTGATGTACAAGAAAATGGATTACATTGAGGGTGCATTTGATGAGATAGAGGAGCTATGGGAAGAAGCTGCTGCATTGAGTAAGACTATATCTCGTATTACTGAGTTGCAGCAACGTATAGCTTTAGCTGAGAAGACTTTAGAGTACTATGGACGTGAGCTTATGAATAGAAATGGAGCTATGTAGTATGGCAGGTAAAGCTATCCCTAAGACTACTACAGGTAAAGGTGCTAACTACCGCCCTACTTCTAAAGGTGCAGGTATGACTAAGAAGGGTGTTGCAGCCCACAAAAAAGCTAACCCTGGTAGTAAACTTAAGACTGCTGTAACAGGTAAAGTTAAGCCTGGTAGTGCAGCAGCTAAAAGGCGTAAGTCTTATTGTGCTAGAAGTGCTGGTCAAATGAAGGACTTTCCCAAGGCAGCTAAAGATCCTAACTCACGGCTAAGACAAGCCCGTAAACGATGGAAGTGTTAATGATGGTAGTAAATGCAGCGAATAACTATACTAAACCAACAATGCGTAAGAAACTTGTAGCTTCTGTAAAGGCTAGTAGTAAGGGTGGCAAACCAGGTCAGTGGTCTGCACGTAAAGCTCAGGCAGTAGCTAAACAATATAAAGCAAAGGGTGGCGGTTACAAATGATGAAATACATTAAGAGACTGTGGTGTGCATTACTGAATAAGAAGTGTAACCCTAAGTGCGACTGCTGCTAAAGTGGCTGGCTTAGCTAAGTCTCAGAAGAGCTTAAAAGCTTGGGGTAAACAAAAGTGGGGTACTAAGAGTGGAAAGCCCAGCGCTAAAACTGGTGAGCGTTATCTACCTGCTTCGGCTATTCAGTCTCTTACTCCTTCTGAGTACGCCGCTACAACCAGAGCTAAACGAAAAGGCACTAAGGCAGGTAAGCAGCATGTGGCTCAACCTAAAAAGATTGCAGCCAAAACCAAAGCCCACAGGAGAGTAGCTAAATGAAGGGTGTAAAGCATTACACTACTGACGGTAAAGAGTGGAAGGGTAAGACCCACAAGCACCCTGACGGTAAAGTTATGACAGGTGCTACTATGTCAAAGGGCTCTAAGAAAGTTGTACACTTTAAAGATCTAAGTAAAACAGTTAAATCTAAGCTAAAGAAATAGGAGCGAGAGACACAATGAATTACGGAAGTAAAAAGCCTAAGAAGAGTATGTATAACATGGGTGGCTCTGTAATTAACACAGGTCCATCTAAGGTAAATGGAAACTACAACCCTGTAGCTGCAGATATGCAACGCCAAGGTATGCAAATGGAGAGTGGATATAAAGGCTTCAACGAAGGCGGCTTAACTAAAGCCCCAAACAAGGGTGCAGCATCACTACCTAAAAAAGTACGTAATAAGATGGGCTTTATGAATAAGGGTGGACTTATGTGCGGAGCATCTAACCCTCCATCAAAGAAACGGACTTAATAAATGTTTAACAGTAAAGAAAAAGAATTAAACGCTGCAGGTTATACTATTGCAGGTGGACAAGTACTAGACGCTAGTGGTGGCCCAGTAGCAGGTGAAGCTGCCTATGGTGACGTATGGTATGCAGATGAGCATGTAGAAGCTATTATGTCTGGTGAAGTAATGGTTACTGTAACTGAAGAGACTACTATAGTAGATGCAGCAGATAAGCCAGAAGCAGAAGACTATGAAGTAGAAGTAGTACGTGCTCGTAATGATAAAGGTCAACTTGTAGGTGATGACCCTAGTACTCCTGATGTTAATGAAGCATGGACTACAAAAGTAAAGAAGAAGATTACACGTAAGAAAAAAGACTAGTGGTAGAATTAGCTACATATAAGACTGCTACAGAGTCTAAGACTATAGCTTCCACTACTGCTGATGCGGCGGCTGATGTTTTATACACATGCCCTGCAAAGCATAGTGCTACTATTGATCTACTATTCCTGAATAACAATAACTCAGGTGCTAAGAAGATCTTTGTACAGTTCTATCATCAAGATGACACTACGTATCATTTCTTACTTAAAGATCATAGTATAGCATCTAATAGCTCCTTTAATGTACTAGGAAGTAGTGTCATGCACTTACACTCTGGTGATAAGATTGTCTTGTATGCTCAGACTACTAATACTATTGAGGCTACTATATCTGTACGTGAGAGGTATAACCCTAACAGATAGCGGGTATGACTAAACTGTATCTACTAAAAGTTATGTTTTTAAGTATAACTGTCCTTGTAACAAAGAGTTACCTATAGCAGAAAAAGGACAAAGCTATGAAACATATCAAACAATACTTAAAAGCATTACTAGAAACAATACAAAAGAACCAACAACAAAGAGCAGATCATTGGATGCTTTCCAATATGACTGATAGAGAGCTTAGAGATGTTGGAATATCACGTGGAGAAATTAACAGTATTATCTATAGCAGCAAAGAACGAGAAAAGCAAGAGTATCGTCAGTATATGCAGGAGATGTACAGAACACGTATTACTCATTCGTCTGTATAATAAAAGTTAAGAGGCTGTCATGGACCCCATTAGTTGCGTAGCCCTTGCTACTGGTGCATTTAAGACGATTAAATCTGCCATTTCTACAGGGAAAGACCTGCAGGATATGGGTAGGGGTTTAGCAACTTGGGGTAAAGCCTGTTCTGACTTCCGTCAGATAGAAGACAGGCAGAAGAATCCACCTTGGTGGCAGAAGACGTTTAAAGGTTCTGATGGAGAAGAAGCTATTCTTATCTGGAACCAGAAGCGTAAGATGGATGAAATGCGTGAGGCTATACGATCAGAGATAAGCTTTGTGTATGGACCTAGTGCTTGGGAAGAAGTTTTACGTATTGAGGCAGAGCAACGCAAGAGAAGAAAAGAAGAAGCCTACGCAAAGCAGCTATTTATTGATAACTGCATTAACTGGAGTGTAGGCTTAGTAGTTATTGTAATAGGCGGTGCTTTACTAGGGCTTATTTTCTGGCTTATAGGTAAAGCTAGAGGCCAGTGGTAACATAAGAATAAGGAAGTATATAACATGGCACGTAACTTAACAGATAACCAAAGGCGTTTCTTAGAGGTTCTCTTTGAGGAAGCTCAAGGTGATGCTGTACAAGCTAAGAAACTAGCAGGTTATAATGACACTACTGCTACCCGTACCATTATAGAATCACTTAAAGATGAAATAGGGGAAGCTACACGCAGTTACTTTGCACAAGTAGCCCCTAAAGCAGCTATGTCTATGGCTGGTGCTTTGTATGACCCTACTGAACTAGGCATTCGTGATAAGATGGTTGCAGCTAAAGACCTACTTGATCGTGCTGGCTTAGGTAAAGTAGACAAACTAGATGTATCTTCTAACGGTGGTGGTGTATTCTACTTGCCACCCAAAGAAGGTTCTAATGAATAAGTAGTAATAACGTGAGATTAAAGATAGCAGAAGACATAGGTTACTGGGAACTACCTAAACCACCTAAAGGTAAAGAAAAAGAGTGGCATAAAGTAGTAAGATTAGGTAATACTAACAAGGGCATACCTTACGGATACAGCGTTTGTTACGATAATGATGGACTTTTAGAGCCTATACCACACGAATTAGAAGCATTAGAGCTTGCAAAGCGTCATTTAAAGCAGTATAGTTACGCAGATGTTTGTCTATGGCTAGAAAAGCAGACAGGCAGACCTATTACGCAGCAAGCACTAAGAAGAAGAGTAGATATTGACCTCAAACGTAAAAAAGCAACTACAGCTAAGCGGTTCCTTGCCAAGCGGCTCGAAAAGATCCTCAAGGAAATCGAAACGCTTGAAAAAAACCGCATTGGAGCCTATAGTACCTACGAAGAAAGTGAAGAAGACAGTACCTGCGACAGTACTACCTCCACAGTATGACGTAGAAGAGGCTCAAGATGTCGTTTTTAAGCCTAACGCTGGCCCACAGACTGACTTTCTAAGTTCTAGTGAGCGAGAAGTACTATATGGAGGCAGTGCTGGTGGTGGAAAGAGCTACGCCATGCTTGCAGACCCTCTACACGGCTTAGGTAGCCCTAATTTTAGTGGTTTGCTGGTACGACATACTACAGAAGAGCTACGAGAGCTAATACAGAAGAGCCAAGAGCTATATCCTAAAGCAATACCAGGTATAAAGTGGTCAGAACGTAAGTCACAGTGGACTAGCCCTAGAGGTGGTAGACTTTGGATGTCCTACTTGGACAAAGACATGGATGTTACCCGCTACCAAGGACAGGCGTTTAACTGGATAGGCTTTGATGAGCTAACTCAGTGGAATACGAACTACGCATGGGACTATATGAGGTCACGTTTGAGATCTGCACATAGTAATGAGCTAGGTTTGTACATGAGAGCGACAACAAACCCAGGTGGAAACGGACACGCTTGGGTTAAGAAAATGTTTATTGACCCTGGACCTCGTAATGAGCCATTCTGGGCTACTAGTATAGAAACAGGGGACACTATTACGTTTCCTAAAGGACACAGCAGAGAGGGCCAGCCTCTATTTAAACGTAGGTTTATACCTGCAAGCCTATTTGATAACCCTTATTTGTCACAGGGCGGTGAGTATGAAGCAATGCTACTCTCACTACCTGAACATCAGAGAAAACAACTACTTGAAGGTAACTGGGATGTAAACGAAGGTGCAGCTTTTCCTGAGTTTAACAGAGCTATACACGTTATAGACCCCTTCAACATACCTAAGTCTTGGGCTAGATTCAGAGCTTGTGACTATGGATATGGGAGTTACACAGGTGTTGTTTGGATAGCTGTAGCACCAGATGAGCAGCTTATCGTGTACAGAGAACTTTATTGTAGCAAGGTAACAGCCACAGATCTAGCGGATATGATTATTGAAGCAGAGGCTGAAGATGGTACAATGAGGTACGGCGTACTGGACTCTTCCCTGTGGCACAAACGTGGGGATACTGGCCCTTCACTAGCAGAACAAATGAACATGAAGGGTTGTCGTTGGAGACCTTCTGACCGTTCTCGTGGATCAAGGGTAGCTGGTAAAAATGAGTTACATCGCCGTCTGCAGGTAGATGAGTTTACTGAGAAACCACGCTTGGTATTCATGTCTACCTGCACCAACCTACTAGCGCAGATACCGTCAATACCTTTAGATAAGAGAAACCCTGAAGATGTTGATACTAATGCAGAAGACCACTTGTACGATGCTTTACGGTATGGTATAATGACTAGACCAAGAAGCTCACTATGGGACTTTAACCCCGCAACACAAAGATCTGGCTTTCAAGCGTCAGACCCAACATTCGGATATTAAATTATGGCAGAAATAGATGACCTTTCATTTGAAACTGATGATGTAATTGCCGCAGAGGGCCAAGATGACAAACTTCTTGAGTCCAGTAGTGGCATTGTTGCATTTGTTAATCAAAGATTTAAACGAGCAGAAGATGCTAGACTAGGAGATGAGGAAAGGTGGTTACGTGCTTATAGAAACTATCGTGGTCTTTACGGATCAGACGTGCAATTCACATCTAGTGAAAAGTCTAGGGTATTTATTAAGGTCACTAAGACAAAAACTCTTGCAGCTTATGGACAGATTATTGACGTACTATTCGGAAATAATAAGTTTCCGCTTTCTATAGACCCATCTGTATTACCTGATGGTGTTGCTGAGTCTGTACACATTAATGTAGATCCTAACGCAGAGGCAGGTGTTGGACCTTTGCGTGAAGCCTTTACTCAAGAGCCTACTAAGCCTTACTTGATTGGCCCAGACACTAAACTACAACCTGGTGAAACTAGACAATCCTTAGAACAGCGCTTAGGCGGCTTACAGGCTAAACTAGGTCCAGTATCAGATAAACTTATTGAGGGTGACGGTACTACACCTACAAGCGTTACATTCCATCCTGCTATGGTAGCAGCTAAGAAGATGGAAAAGAAAATACATGACCAGCTAAATGAGTCTGGTGCATCTAAGCATCTACGCAGCATGGCATTTGAGATGGCACTTCTAGGTACAGGTGTTATGAAAGGACCGTTTGCTACAGATAAAGAGTACCCTAACTGGAATGATGAGGGTGAGTATGAACCTATAGTTAAGACTGTACCTTCTACAGATCACGTATCTATATGGAACTTCTACCCTGACCCTGAAGCGTCAAGCATGGATGATGCAGAGTATGTTGTAGAGCGTCACAAGATGTCACGCACACAACTACGCTCTCTAGCTAATCGTCCTTACTTCATGGAAGATGCTATTGAAGCAGCCGTTGCTACTGGCTCTGACTATGAGCGTAAGCATTGGGAACAAAAGATGGAAGACGATGATAGCTCTATTGGTAACTCTGAGCGCTGGGAAGTGTTTGAGTTCTGGGGCTTTGCTGATACAGGTATACTAGAAGAGAATGGTATTAAGATACCTAAAGAGTTGAAAGACTTAAACGAAGTAAACTGTAATATCTGGGTGTGTAACGGAGAAGTTATTCGTTGTGTGCTTAACCCATTCAAACCATCACGTATACCTTACTACTCTGTTCCCTATGAGCACAACCCCTACTCATTCTTTGGTGTAGGCATTGCTGAGAACATGGACGATACACAAACACTTATGAATGGCTTTATGCGTATGGCTATTGACAATGCTTCACTAAGTGGTAATCTAATTATTGAAGTTGATGAGACAAACTTGGTCCCAGGCCAAGACTTAACTATGTACCCAGGCAAAGTCCTACGCAGACAGGGGGGCGCACCTGGTCAAGCCTTGTTTGGCACTAAGTTCCCCAACGTTGCTGGTGAAAACATGCAACTCTTTGATAAGGCTAGGGTTTTAGCTGATGAGTCTACTGGCTTTCCTTCTTTTGCACATGGTCAAACAGGCGTTAGCGGCGTTGGTCGTACCGCTTCTGGTATTTCTATGCTTATGTCTGCTGCTAACGGGTCTATACGTTCTGTAGTTAAGAATGTAGATGACTATCTTATTGCCCCTATGGGTAAAGCTTTCTTTGCATTCAACATGCAGTTTGACTTTGATTCAAACATCAAGGGTGACTTAGAAGTTAAGGCATCTGGTACAGAGAGCTTAATGGCTAACGAAGTACGCTCCCAGCGCTTAATGCAGTTCTTACAGGTTGCATCTAACCCAGCACTGGCTCCCTTCGCTAAGATGGATTACGTTATTCGTGAGATTGCTAAGAGCATGAACCTTGATCCAGACAAAGTAACTAACTCCATGCAGGACGCAGCAATACAGGCAGAGATACTCAAAGCCTTCCAAGCACCTCCACAGCCACCTATGGCTCCTGAAGGTGTCCCTGGTCCTGAAGGTGGTGCTCCTGCCCCAGAGGGTGCTCCTGCTGGCGCTCAGGTACAAGACCCTACGGGTGCAGGTGGCGGTACTCTAGGTACAGGCGTTGCTCCTACTCCTGGCGAACAAGGATTCAGCGGTAATGTCGCTTAAGAGCTTTGTAAACAATAAAATAGAATGGGATGCATTTAACGTAGAGTTAGATGGTATGATTGATCTAGCTCATAAGAGCATAGAAGGCATCTCAGATACAGTAGAGATATACCGCACACAAGGTTCTATACGAACTTTAAAACAATTAAAGTATTTGAGGGATAAAGTTAATGGACCAAAAGGATAAACCTAAGTACCCTGACGCTGTAGTAGTTGATAAAGACAACAAAGAAATAGGCTTTAGCCTTGGTGGTAATCTCTTCTTAAATAAAAAGGGAGAGAACAGTCTTAGGAAAAGCTCTCTTGATTTACCTGAAGGAGAAAAGGTCTCTACAAAAGAAGGCTCTATGTTTACAAGGTTCAGTCTAGGTAGTGACTTAGATAATTTTATAATTGATATGAGTGACAAGCTAGGCGATAAAGTAGACCTAGACTTAGAATCTGCTGCCTTACGCTATAAAATAGGGGATAACTCTAATATATACATTGAAAACATAGGTTCTGATGCACCAAGCATAGGCTATAGGTTTTCCAAAAGATTTTACGAGGGTGGTTTAAATATGAGTGAAGAAGATCAGATGCAAGATATGCTTGTAAGTAATCCTGAAGAGGGTGTAGCTGAAACAGTAGACCCAGTGTCAGGCAATGATGTACCACCTGGTTCCCTCCCTGAAGAGGTACGAGATGATGTACCTGCACAGCTAAGCGAAGGTGAGTACGTTGTACCTGCTGACGTAGTGCGTTACTTTGGTGTTAAGGCATTTGAAGATATGCGTATGCAAGCTAAGCAAGGTATGGCTGATATGGATGCAGAAGGTCGTATTGGCGGTGACCCTATGCAGGAAGAAGCGTTACCCTTTAGTGATGAGGAGCTTATTACCTCTGACGTACCAGAAGATGATACTATGCCTATGATGAATGAAGGTGGTGTAGTGTATGCTAAAGAAGGTATAGACTTATCTCGCTTCGTAAAAGCCCCTGAACCTGGAGCTAATGAAGTTACGTATAAGACATATGTTAATGCTGAAGGTATGGAAATAGTAATACCATTCTTAGGTAATGATCCTATGGGTGTTATACCTGAAGGTTACTTCTTAAAGGGTACAGTTTCAGATGTAGATGAAGAAAGTATTCGTTCAGGGAGTGGCGGTAGAGGTGGCTCTGATGACGATGATAATAAACCTGAAGCTATTGATTGGTCTGATCCAGCGGTAGGTACTTATGAGAAGTTTAAAGAAACCTACGATCAAATGAACAGTGGTACAGCTAATACTTTAATTGCAGGTGCAACAGCTTTAGGTGGTCTACCGTTTACCCTTGGCCTTAAAGGAATGTTTAAACTTCAATCTAATGCTATGCTTAAAGGTGTTACAAGTCAGCTTGAAGGTATGCAAGACTCAGATCCTAACTACAATCAACTATTAGGTATGCAGAATCTTTTACAAGGTAAGAATGAAGATGGTAGTGACAAGCCTAAAGGTGGCTTTATGGATACACTCTTCTCTGGTGAAACTTATGAGGGCAATAGCTTTACAGAGAGTTTCGCTAATATGTTTACACCTAATGATGGTGCTTCATATGTAAAAGGGCAGCTTGTAGATGACAATACAGGCTTTTTCCTTAAGCCAGGGCAAAAGTCTTCAGCAGGAGTTGAGATTAAAGGTACTGCAAACTCTACAAGTAATGATAGAAATATACCAAGCGCTAATACTAGACCTAAACCAAGAACTACATCAATTATTACCAAAACACCTGCACAAAAAGAAGCAGAAAAAGCAAAAGGCCAAAAGGCAGGAAAAGGCTATGTAGGTGGGTCTGGATTTAACAAAGGTGGTCTAGTAAACCGCCCTAAGAAGAAGAGTAAGAAAAACAAATAAAAAGGATACCCAGCGCTGATGCTGGACCCTATAACAAGGAAACAAACTATGGCAGAAGCTCAAAAACAAGAAACTACTTATATCAAGAACAACCGTAATGCGGAACGTATAGCAAAAGAAGAGGCAGAGCTTAAAGAGCTTATGAAGAACCATGTCGGAGAAGAACAAGCAGAACCCAATAGCGAGGCAACTGAGGAAGCCCAAGTTCAGGATGAGAGTAATTCCGAACAAGAAGCTACCCAAGCGGAACCTGAAGCACAAGAAGAAGATGACGCAAGCCTGACGGGTGAAGAGCGTAGCTATAAGAAACGCTATGCAGATATACAGAAGCACTTGGCTAAGAAAGAGCTAGACTTTAAAGACCGCATAGGAAGCCTTGAAGGGCAGCTACAGAAGGCTGCTAAAAATGAGCTAGTACTACCAAAGACAGATCAGGACATTGAAGCTTGGTCTAAGAAGTACCCTGACGTAGCATCCATTGTTGAGGCTATTGCAGATAAGAAAGCGCAAGAACGCTCTAGTGATTTAGATAGCCGTATGCAGGAGCTAGAAGAGCTACGTGTAACAGCTAAGAAAGAGAAAGCAGAAGCGGAGCTAATGAGCTTCCACCCTGACTTTAAGACTATTCGTAATGATGACGCATTCCACGATTGGGCAGGAGAACAGCCTAAGTGGGTACAAGATGCTTTGTATGAGAACCTAGATGACGCTAAGTCTGTGTCTCGTGTGATTGACTTATACAAGTCAGACAATAACATCACTACTAAGAAAGCTAATACTAGCGATAAGGCAGCAGCAAGTTCTGTCAAAGCTAAAACAAGGAATACTCCTGAGACTGACGATACTGCAGCCCAGTGGCGTGAATCTCAAGTGAGTAAAATGTCTGTTCGTGAATATGAAAAGCATTCAGATGCTATCATGGAATCAATTCGCAGCGGAAAGTTTGTCTATGATATGAAATAACTGTTGACAAACAGATAATTGTAGATATAACTATCTTTACACAAGCCGAAAAGAACTACCCATTTTATTATAGGACCACGCTAATTAGGGGTTGCGCAACCTCTTACAGTATGATACCCTAAAAAGAACGGCCCTCTTCATTCGGATATGAATGTGTAACTATATTAACCAGCCATTCATCATCTAAAGGAGAATATAACATGGCTTTTACATCGACAGCAGGGTACGGGAACTTACCAAACGGTAACTTCAGCCCTATTATTTACAGCAAACAGGTACAGCTTGCGTTTCGCAAAAGCGCTGTAGCTAATGCTATTACTAACAATGACTACTTTGGCGAGATCGCAAACCAAGGCGATACCGTTAAAATTATGAAGGAACCAGAGGTTTCTGTTAAGGCGTACACACGTGGCGCTCAGATCACAGCACAAGATCTTGACGATGAAGACTTTCAGCTTGTGGTAGACAAAAGCAACTACTTTGCTTTCAAGATTGACGATATCGAAGAGGCGCATAGCCATGTCGATTTCATGCAACTTGCAACGGATCGTGCAGCATATCGTTTGGCTGATCAAATGGACCAAGAATGCCTTGGCTATTTGTCTGGTTACAAGCAGTCTGCTTTACACGCTGATGCGGATACAGTAAATGACGTAACCAATGGCTCACTTGCTGTTGATACGGCTGGATCTGATGAATTGCTTACAAGCATGAAGTTGAATAAAGGTTCCTTTGGTAACATTACAACAGGTTCAGCAGGGGATCACTCTATTCCTTTGACACCTCGTTTTGGTGGCGCTACTGCTGCAAGCACTTCTGTTGCATCACCTTTGCAGGTTATTGCACGTATGGGTCGCTTGCTTGACCAACAGAATGTCGACTCTCGTGGTCGGTGGCTGGT